AGGAGGTAATATACCATGAGTAGGGGTAGTATTTCAGATCTTCAAGCAACTGCAACTGCATCGGTACTGGGTAACGTCAAGCGAGCCGACATCAACTACAACTTGAGAATGGCCCCACCTGTGCCCACCAATACTAATCCACGGGCTACTGCAGGTCGCGTTAATAATTTACGAAATGGTCTTCCAGGCGAGAATAGAGCACAGCCCAATCAAACAGGAATTAGCGCACCGTTGATACCAACGCCACCGTTACGCAGACAATTTAATTCCACAACTGGCGTAATGGGCGGCGGTGCAGGATCTGACCTACCGATCGCACCATAAGGACATTTTTATATGAGTACTGTAAATGCTATAAATCCCAATGTCGATTTATCTGCTAGAGTATTTGACACATTTGATGCGCCGCAGATACAACTAGATGCCAACGAGTACGACATAGTCAGTAGTTTTTTTGAATCAATATTCACTGACCAAACTGCAGCTAGAAATCTAACACTGACATTTTTTACCATTGCAGAACAAACCAAGACACCTGTATTGACCTTGCTGGATCAAGTTGTAGACCAGGACGCCATACAGCTCACAGCCACCATGGCCTATTATCTCAATGGTCTTCGTAGCCCTAGTACATTGCTGGGCGTCAACAGCTCAGTGACGCCAAACTTCTATACCGCGCGAAACATAGCAGCATGAGTAAATTTGCTCAAGGTACCTACCAGCCAGTCAACAAACAAAAATACGCAGGAACACGGGATCCAAGATATAGATCCAGTTGGGAATTGGCGTTTATGAACTTTTGCGACCACAACGATCATATACTGCAATGGGCAAGCGAATCAATTTCTATTCCTTATCGACATCCGCTCACAGGAAAAATGACCATGTATGTGCCTGATTTTCTAATCACCTACATGAACAAGTCAGGACAGCAGATTGCAGAATTGATAGAAATTAAACCACGCAAACAAAGTGTGATCGAAGGCAAGATGACCGAAAAAGATCGTATGATTGTGGCAGTGAACTATGCCAAATGGGATTCTGCACAGAAGTGGGCTCGCCGTAACGGGCTAACATTCAGAGTAATCAACGAAGACAACATCTTTCACAACGGCAGAAGATAGTCGGTAAATACGGTATGACCCGTAAACTCGAATCCTTGTTTGATCTCCCTTCCTCTGTGTCGGATGAGCTCACTGACCCAACTACCCAAGAACAAACCAGTCTAGAAAATTTACCTGACACCTTGGCTGCACTCGACAAAATCGAAGCAGCTCTTCCGGCAGTAAAGGGACTGGAATCATCTGATTCTGAAATGGACGAGCTGGCCGGAATGGCAGTGAAAGAATTTCACAACTTGCTGGACCTAGGCATGAATGTAGATAGCCGGTATGCTAGTGAAATTTTTGGAGTAGCTAGCCAAATGTTAGGGCATGCAATCACAGCCAAAACTGCCAAGGTAAACAAAAAACTACGCATGATCGATCTGCAGTTAAAGAAAGCCAAGTTAGATCAAGACACCAACAAAGACGATGCATTGCCGGTTGGGCAAGGTACAGTGCTGGATCGCAACGAATTGTTGGCCAGTTTGCTAAAGCGCAATGAATCAGATACACCAAAAAAGTAATTGTGCTAAATATATCCATAGGACTATGACATGAAAACATTTGCACAATACCTGACAGAAAGCGAAAAAACCTTTGATTATCGTATCAAAATCTGCGGAGATGTTGGGGCTGACCTCTTAAAGATGTTTAAGGAAAAACTTAAAAAGTTTGATCCTGTAAAGATTTCAGATCCAAAGACCACACCTGTACAGGCCAAGCCTGTAGACTTTCCCGGACAAACTAATCAACGAGTGACCATGATTGATGGCAGTTTTAGATACCCAGCAACGCCTCCGCAGATTCAACAGATGGCAGAGCTTTGCGGAGTACCTGCTACTGATATTTGTATCAATGACTTGCATTGGTCAGAAGGAATGGATCAAGAGTTACTGGGCATTGAAGAAGAAAATTCTCCTTCCTTGCTGGAAAAAGATTACCCAGCTAACTCAGCAGAACAGAACAAGCTCAAGAAAGAATACGCCGACAGCAATCAGCAGATAGTAAAAAACTCAGCTGAAAAAGCCACATGGACTGTAGCTGGCGGCCGTACTCCACCAGCTGTCACAACAAACGATTTGCCACAGGGCGTCAAGAGTCCTATGTCAACAATAAAACGTCCACCACGTCCAGCCACTGGATTTAAATCTCAAGGAAAAAAGTAATGGATATCTATCAAATCATGGCTCGACTTGACGCCATTGGCTCAAAGAAAAATCTGACAGAAAGTCAGGATATGATGCAACCTGTTGCTGAAGGTCGCTTCAAAGAATTAGATATAATTCTGCAGGATTTTCCTGAGGATGTGGAAGAATTTAAACGCAGTGGCGATTTAGGCAGTAGATTTTATGAGGCCCTGGTTAACCATTATCTGGATTCGGGCGAAATGCCTTATGGCGTAGCTAAAGCACGCACTGGCGATCCGTATGACTGGGTTGTAAATCGGTTGGCTAGCGAGTTGGGTCTGGACGAAGCATCTGCAAGAAACCGCGGCGATGTTGCTGAAGCCAAGACTTCTAAGCCTGACTTTTTAGATCTTGACAAAGATGGCGACAAGAAAGAGCCAATGAAAAAGGCAGTTGCTGATAAGAAAAAAGGTGCAGTTAAAGAAAGCGAACAGAATATGAGTCGCGCTGCCAAAGGTTATGAAAAATATGGCAAACAAGGTATGCAGGCATTAGCCAAGGCTGGTAAAGAAGGTAAAAGTCTTGATCCCGTCAGAAAAAAATACGACAGGTATGACGAATCACTTAGTCAAGATGACTTTGACCAAGCCGCAATTGCCCAGGGCAAACGTGGACGTGATGCTCGTGACAATCCTTCAAAAGCAGTAGCGGCAGCTAAACGTAGTCCAGCAGCTCAAGATGCACGTGCCAAACTTGACAAAGTACGTCAATCTGAAATCAAAGTCAAAGAGTCAGCAAAACCAGACTTCTTGGACATGGACCAAGATGGCAACAAGAAAGAGTCAATGAAGAAAGCTGTCCAAGACAAGACTCGTGTTAAGAAAGTCGACGAAGCCGGCAAAAATCTATTCCCAGGCACACCTGAGTACGAATTGCGTTTTGGCAAAGACGATGCTTCTAGTGCGTTTGATAAGAAAAAGATTTCAACAGGTACAGTGTATAGCCGCAAGCATCACGAAGAGCCTGAAGCAGCCGACAACGATGATACACCAAAGAAAAAAGGCCGCCCAGTTGGCGCCAAACGACGCCTAGGAGCCAAAGGACCCAGTGTTAACAGTTTACTGTTAAAAGGCAAAGGCGGTTTGAAAGAACACGATATCGATATTCAAGATAGAGGTGAATACGATCGCGAAGGCGATATGGCCTTGAATCAAGTGCACCAAATTGCAGACGCTGCTCGAGAATTGCATGCTATTTTGGCATCAGACGATAATCTGCCGGAATGGGTACAAAGCAAGATCACCAAGGCCTTGGATTACATTGACACAGCCAGAGATTATCTAGGTGCCGAAGGCGAAATGGATCGCGAAGAATTACCTGAAATTGCTCCTATCGTTGGGGCTCTTGCCGGTCGTGCATTGGCTGGAGCAGCTGGCGCAGGATCAACAGGACAAGCAATTGGGAGCCTAGCTGGAAGAGCAGTTGCAGGTGCAATGAACGGCAACGATGAAGTTGAAGAAGCTGGATATTCAGCCAAATCAGCTCGTGCAGGTAAAGACATTGGCAAGCCCGGCAAGAACTTTAACAAGATTGCCAAAGGTGCTGCTGAACGTTACGGCAGCAAGGCTGCTGGTGAACGTGTTGCCGGCGCAGTGTTAAACAAACTGCGTGCCAAGGAAGGCGTTGAAGAAGGACCCGACACCGGAATTGGATCTAAACTACCAAAAAGCGACATCGAAACTTTTGGATTACAAAAAGGACGACCATACAAAATCAATCCTCCTCAAGATTTCAAACCAGGTGATAGAAAACGTGCTGTTCAACAACTTATTCCCACTCAAGACAAGAAAGATCACATTCGCAGTCGATTGGGTAAACATGTAGCTCCTGTATTGCCCGAACAAGATGTCGAAGAAGAATCTACTAACAAAAAAGATGTACCGTTTGACGGACCATATCGTAAAAAAGGCGATGACAAAGACCAATTCGGCAACAAGATCAAGCATGTTGCTCGTCATGCCGCACGCCAAGGTTTAGCAGACATGACCACAGCTGAACTCAAGGCTGAACTCAAGCGCAGAAGTCAAGTAGAAGAAGAGTCTACTGATACTCAAGACCAGCATGCAGAAAAGGCCGGCAAGAAAGTCACCAAAGATCTTGAGTACGACATGAAGCACAAGGGCAAAGACGATGCCAAGGCAGAAAAGGCCGGTAAGAAAGTCACCAAAGATATCGAGTATGACGACAAGAAAGACAAAGAAAAGAAAGTCGACGAAACCACAGTGTCGGGTTCAGTAGCTACAGGTGGCGATGCTCCTAAGAAAAGCAAAGGCGGAATGCAGTTTGGTCAAGGTGTCTACGAAGGCGCTATTGCAGAAAGTTTTGACAAGAAGCTGGGCGGAATACTCACCGAAGGCATGAGTGTCAATGTCAGCACAGACGATACAGGCAAAAAGAGTATCACGGTCAATGCCACAGATGCTGATGCTGATTCCTTGGGCAACATGCTGAAGATGGCAGGTTTGTTCTCTAGCGAAGGCTACAGCAGAACATGCGAAAGTTGCCACGGCATACACGAAGCAGGTGCTTGTCAAGCAGAGCAAGTTGCTGAAGAATTGGCCAACAGCCCTGACGAAGTGTATGCTGACAAAGACTACATGACACAAACACTATCGGGTGGATTAAATGGTCCCAAGACAACAGGTCAAACAACAGGGCCTGTTGTGAATCGTCAAGATAGTCGTCAAGGTGTAATGGCTGAAGCTGAACGAGTTGTTGAGCAATCAGAATCACGCTTGTGGAATCTTTACAAGCAATACGAGAAAAAATGAAGAAACTAGCAGATTATATCGCTGAATCCGAATCCCCAGTCGCTGGGGATCGATTTGCTATCAATATTCGAGAAGAATGCCTGATTGAATCGCATGTGGTTGATGTGGTTGAAGATGGCATTGTGATCGAAGGCGACGAACGCTTGTTGGCCCTGTTGGAAGAATACGGCTTTCAGCTGGAAACTGTTCGTCGATACGGTGCTGTGGGTTCCAGTGCAGGAATGGGATTTACCACAGCCGAATCAGATGTCAACGATGCTGGTAGCGACAACAGCGACCGAGAGTTACGCTTGATCCGCAGCCGTGCCGGACTGGCCGAAACAGCACCCGATCAGCCCGAAACTGATGCTGACCATAACGATCCCTTGGCAGCCAAGGCAGCAAACCTTGCACCAGTGGGTGCCATTGGATCAGAACTTGATGAAGATGGAGTTGATCCAGTAAACGCACAAGGACAAGATGCAGAAGATCTGCATGGCCAAGCCACATCAAGTGTTGCCGGTGCTGTAGACGAAGCTGAATACCAAGGTCGTGAAGTCAAGTTAGGCAAGCCTTTTTTAACACCAGGCGGTCCAAAGAAACGTAGCGTTTATGTAAAAAATCCTAAAGGCAACATAGTCAAGGTCAACTTTGGCGATCCTAACATGCGTATCAAAAAGTCAAATCCGGCACGTAGGAAAAACTTCAGGGCCAGACATAACTGTGCCAATCCGGGTCCTCGCACATCGGCTCGTTATTGGTCTTGTAGAGCTTGGTAATAAAAAAAAGGAATCATAAATGCCACAAGCAAACGTATATACATCAGTATCAGCACAAGCCTGGTTAACAGACAAATGTAAAATTGCCACAGGAAATACGGCTGTGACTTTTAACGTAGATCTCGTCTATCCAACTGCCACTGGCAATTTGTACGGTAATTCAGTTTCTATTCCTGCAAACTACACACAAACAGTATTTGTGGGTGTAGGTAATAAACTTACTGTAGCCGGTGCTAACTTTACAGCACAAGAAATTGGAACAACCAGTTCAGGCAGTTACTCAGTACGACAGGTATAAGGTCGCACATGCGAGCCAGAGAATTTGTTTCTGCTAGAATAACCGAAACAGCAGATGCCAAGATTTCCCGCAGGCTGCAAGCGGCCACTCGCGGCCTAAATGTCTATAGTGATGCTGAACGCTGGAACGGTGATTATGTATTGAGTCGTTTGGGCCAAGCAGTGGCCTCAACAGATGGTACGTTTGTACCTGATATTGATATGAAATCGTGGATAGGTAAAAACAAAAGTACTCATCCATACACTCCAGAAGAACAAGCCATGCTGAAAATGGCGTACCGGGCCATTGGTGCTGACTATACGGATCTCAACGGCGGCAACATGAACAGTGAAGAAATGTCAGAAGTCAATCGAGTTAGCCCAGTGCAGGGATTTAAAGGTTATCCCAGATGAGAGCCAGAGAATTTATTCGCGAACAACGAGATTTACCCCCTGAAAGCAAAGGACCCATGCGTTACACTTATGTGATCCCAGGGTTGAGTGCTTCCGACCCTTATGGAAACTATCGTATGGGTGTGGCAATGGCACGTGCCAGAAGCGATTATGCCAACGAACTCAGCAGTGAAAACGAAGGAATTGATCCCTACAAGCCTGAATGGTCTGCTGAAACTGCGTTTGGTGAACATGCTGTTGTTGTGGGATCTAGCCCGCACATTGCACAATTGATTGACCGTGCTTTGGCAATGACTGGAACACCCGGCGGCAAGCGATTAGTCAGCAGTGCTGACAGTGACGAGCCTGCTTTTGTAGCAAACAAAAGTCCTGTTCGGGCCTTTAAAGGATACCCGAGATAATGGCCAATAACCCGCCACCATACGACAATATTACTGGCATCTCTCGTGCTGTAATGAAAGACAACGCACAAGAAACCATTGGCGCATACAATGGCGTTGCTAGACCCAGCGAATTAGTAGTCAACCAACTCACACAAGATATCTATGTAGGCAACGTCAATGGAAATCTAAATTTGGTCGCATACGGATCTGGTGTTACCAGCACCACAACATTCAACCCGCAGTTCACTGACGGATCAGGCACATTTGCTGGCGGTACTACCACAGCATCCTATGTGCGTATGGGTCCGCTGATGTATATACATGTGTATGTGGATTTTACAGGGGTTACCAACTTTGGCAGCACAGGATATCAGATTACACTGCCCACACCCGCAATAAACACATTTAGACTGGCCGGCGGCAGCCTGCATCAAACAGCCGGTGCTGGTTCTCCTGCCTTGTACCATATTGCTGGAATCACAGACGTCATTGACAGCACCACAGTCATGAAACTGTATTATTCTGGTAGTGTCTCTGATCTAGTTTGGAAATTCAACACTCCAGCCACAGGCGCCTGGCAATCAGGCGCACACTTTGATCTTTCTGGCACATATCAAGTAGCTTAAATACCATATGAAAAAACTCATCCTATTCTTACTCGTAGTGCCTTGCTTGGCACTAGCACAACCCAAACAACGACCTGGAGTGACCTATGACGCTGTGATCACCAGAGTCATAGACGGCGACACAGTGGGCATACAAGCCACTTGGTTACCAGCACCACTCAAACAGGAACTCAGTATCCGTGTGTTCGGAGTTGACACTCCTGAAAAGGGCTTTCGTGCTCAGTGCCCCAGTGAAGCACAGCGTGGCGAAGCAGCCACAGCGTTTACCAAACAAATGATTGCCAACTCACAAAAGCGTCAAATTGTGCTCATGGACTGGGACAAATACGGCGGGCGTGTGTTGGGCGATGTGCTGTTAAACGGTGTTAGCCTACGCCAGCAACTGATTGCCAACGGATTTGCACGTGAATACTACGGTGAAGCCAAAACATCTTGGTGCAACTAACTCGCCCGTAAATACGGGATGACGAATTTCTATTGTGCCGCACCCTGGCGCGGCCTACATATCAATCCCAGGGGCGATGTAAAAACCTGCTGTGCAGGTAACCCCAACATGTTGGGCAATCTCAATCAAAATTCAATTGTGGAAATACTCAATAGTACACAAATGAAAGAAATTAGATCCAGTTTATCGCAGGGAATCCCGCACGAGTACTGCAGTAATTGTGTACGTGCTGAAAGATTTGGTGCTGATTCAGAACGCAAGTGGCACAACAATGTCAATCCTGATTTTGATTATGCCGCTGCCGGCACTGAATATCACTATCCAGTGATTGTGGATGTGCGGTGGAATACCACTTGTAATCTCAGTTGCAACTACTGCGGAGAGTTTTGCAGTTCAAAATGGTCTGCTATAAAAAACATACCATTCAAGTCAGGTGCCCGTCCCTACTACGATCAAGTGTGCGACTTTATTGAGCAACATCAAGAACACATTCACGAAGTGGCATTAGTCGGCGGCGAACCCTTGTTGTTGCCAGAAAATGAACGCCTGCTGGATGTTATACCTGCCGATGCAATTGTTACGCTGATTACCAACCTCAATGTCAATTTAGAAAATAACAAAATTTTCAAGAAGTTGACAACCAGGAATAAGGTAGGCTGGAGCATGAGTTTTGATAACGTCGGAGATCGATTTGAGTATGTTCGACACGGCAGCAATTGGAATCTGTTAAAGCAAAATTTAGCTACAGTCAAAGATCTCATGACCACACAAGGGCAGTGGGGCGGTATACATGCAGTTTATAATATTTACAATGCTACTCGTGTGTGTGAATTGAGAGAGTTTGCCGAAGAACAAGGTGTTAGTGTGTTATGGCAAAACTTATTCCAGCCTGAATATCTGGATCCGTTTTTACACAACGGACAATTGGCTGAGTTAGCTGCAGCCGAGATCGAGCGTTTCTATAATCTAGGAATTACTCGTGACATGGATCGCAATTTTTTTGATCAAGCTTTAAGAACCTATACTATCGCTGCCAAGTTCCGACAACACATTGTTGTTAACGAAACTCGATATCACCCAGACAAGGCCGGCGAATTTGTTGAACTATGGCCTGAACTGAAATTTTTAATAGACACTCAATAAATTATGACTAAAGATACAGGATATACCATAAACATCGCACCATCACTTAGTGATCAACCACCATTTCAACACAATTATTTTTACAAAGGATCGACTATACATTGGAATGGGTCAGACCAGTTAGAACTTTATGAAAAAAACATGCAAACAAGTTCCGCTTATATCTTATTGCAGAAACACGGATGGATAAATTCGACCATAGAATATTCGTACAACAGTCATGGATTCAGATGTTTAGAATTTGATGATAAGCCGTGTGCGCTAGCATTGGGATGTAGTTTTACTGAAGGAACAGGTTTACATCTGTATCAAACTTGGTCTCGCCGTTTATCTTCAATGCTAGATTTTACAGTGCGGAATTTAGGAAGCGGCGGCGGCACAATTGATACAGTATTTAGAATATTGGAACACTACATTGATCGGTTGAATACAAAATATATTTTTCTGTTGATACCTCCTGTAAATAGACTTGAGTATTGCGACATCGAAAATGAATTTCCTGTAATACACCCATCCAATATTAGGAATCATAAAAGTTTTGCCAAGGAATGGTTATCTCAACCGTTTAACGGAATTTATAACACAAAGAAAACCTTACTTGCTATAGAACAATTATGTGCAAAAGCTAACATTCCGCTATTTACATATTGCTCTCATGATGCACTTTCCGAGTATATTCATAATGACACTAGAAACACTGATTTTGCCAGAGATTTAATGCATCCAGGAGTTTCATATCAGGAATACGTGGCAAACATAATGTATTCAAAATTTCAATCTTTCAATAAAGCACACTATGGGTAACAACACAGAATCGGCACTGGTCAAGTCCCCACATCAGAGAAATCTGTATACCGACCAACAAATACAAGAATTCATGGCTTGTGCTGACCCAGTAATGGGTCCTTTGTATTTTATGGACAATTTCTTTTTTATACAGCATCCTACCCGCGGGCGCATGTTGTATCACCCATTTCCGTATCAAACTCGACTGATTGAAGTATATCATAACTATCGTTACAGCATATCGATGATGCCAAGGCAAACAGGCAAGTCAACTAGTGCTGCTGGATATCTCTTATGGTATGCTATGTTTGTGCCAGATTCTACCATACTGGTAGCAGCACACAAGTACACAGGCTCTCAAGAAATCATGCAGCGTGTCCGCTATGCTTATGAAAGTGTTCCAGATCATATACGTGCCGGGGCCACAAACTACAACAAAGGCTCGATAGAATTTGACAACGGAAGTCGTATTGTGTCAGCTACCACAACTGAAAACACCGGTCGAGGTATGAGTATTTCGCTCTTGTATGCTGACGAATTTGCATTTGTGCGTCCCACTATTGCCACAGAATTCTGGACTTCGATATCACCTACCTTGGCAACAGGTGGTAAGGCCATTATTACATCGACGCCAAACTCAGACGAAGACCAGTTTGCCTTACTATGGAAAGGTGCCAATAAGTGTGAAGACGAGTATGGCAATCCAACTGAAGTGGGACAGAACGGATTCCGAGCCTATCGAAGCTTTTGGAATGAGCACCCCGACAGAGACGAAACCTGGGCTCAACAACAACGTGCTGCTTTAGGAGTTGATCGTTTCCGTAGAGAAATGGATTGCGAATTCATTATTGCAGACGAAACACTGATTGCTCCTACTACACTAATTGACTTAGAAGGATGTAATCCTTTGTATAAGACCGGCGAAGTGCGATGGTATAAAAAACCCTCTGCAGATCGCATCTATGTAGTAGGACTTGATCCCAGTCTGGGTACTGGGGGAGATCCTGCTGCAATACAGGTATTCGAAGCAAACTCAACTGAGCAGGTAGCCGAATGGCGACACAACCGCACTGATATTCCATCACAAATTCGCATCTTAGCCGACATTATTCGACACATCAACGATGTAGTGCGTGATCCTAAAAGTATCTATTACAGTGTGGAAAACAATTCAATCGGCGAAGCTGCTCTAATCAGCATTGCTGAATACGGCGAAGAAAACATACAGGGCTATTTCTTAAGTGAGCCTGGAAAAAATCGCAAAGGATTCAACACATCAAACAAGCCCAAATTGGCAGCTTGTGCAAAATTCAAGCATCTGATAGAAAGCAATCGAATGACAATTTCCAGTCCCAGTCTTGTAACCGAATTGAAGAATTTTGTAGCACACGGTGTCGGCTATGCAGCTAAACCAGGCGAAACTGACGATTTGATCATGGCAACTTTGTTGGTAACACGCATGCTGCAGGTACTGCAAAGCTATCACAGTGAACTAGACACTCAAATGCGAGATCACCAAGACAGCATCATTGAACCTTTGCCGTTCATTATGTCAATGTAATAAATACAATTATGCAGAATTCACCACAAACTCAACTATACAATATCTTAATCACCCGGGACTTTGAGCCTGAGATTTTGGATGCCAAGGGCGTAGCCGTAGACAACCCAGACGAAGCTACAATGTTTAGTTTTGATTGGAAAACTGAAAACAAAAATTACGGAACTGTGGTAATTTTATTCGGTGAAGACAACAACTTAAAAATATTTTTCGGTGATAATCTTGGTCGCAGCATGGAAGGTGCCGACAAAAGCGAATGGTACGAATTCTTAAATCAAATAAAGGAATTCAGTGTTCGTAACAACTTAATGGGATTTGATATCGAAAATCTCAACCGTCTCAAGTACACCATGCAAGGCATTGCAGCCATCAAAGAAGGCCTGTTTGAAGGCTATTACGGTAACAAGAAGTTCAGCTACAGTGATCAACCCAAGCAGGTCAAACTGGTAATCAAACACAATCGTCCCTTGGGCGAAGGTGACAAGCGTTACAGAAATATTGAAAGCTTGTTTGTGGAAACACAGGATGGTGAACGATTCAAAGTTCCTAGCAAAAATCTTGCTCACGGAAGAATGCTGTCGCGACATATCAGCGAAGGCGGAAATCCTTACGATGCTTTTGGTCAGCACATTAACGAAATTGTCAGCGAAATGAGTACACTGTCTAAATTTGTACGAGCTGCTAGAAGCAAGCAGTTCAGTGGCGACGCTGCTGCTATGTGCGAAACTGCTATTCGTCATTATCAAGACCTCAAAGACAAAGCCAAACGAATTATAAGTCAACGCGGGTATCATCGCGAATTAGAAAGCTACGATCCTGCAGCAGCAACCAATGCACAGGATCTAACTGATTCAATTAGAAACATGTTTATTGAGCAGTCACTGGACAGCAGAATTGAAGAAGCTATTCCGTTGTTGACAAAACTATCCGAAATGGGAAGATACAACGACATGAAAGAAGCAGATCAATTTGAATCCTGGGCTGATTCAGTAACTGAAGGTACTTGGGCAACTCCCGACTCGCCTGCTAGTGAATCAAAATTGAAAGAACTCATGGCACAAGAGATGCCAGTGGGGCCAGATGCAACCAATGCCACAGAACAACTGTATGATGTGTTTGGCGACGACGAATTGTTCGATCAGCTGGCTGACTTGGCTGCTGAAGATGCCAACGCCGACGCTAGACCTTTGGTGCAAGCCAGATTGGCCGAACTAGGGATCAATATAGAGATCCCTCCCACTGACCCGACTGCTGCTGCAACACCACCCCAAGATCAAGAATCAGTGCAAGCTGAGAATTTGGATGTGGATGGTGTTATGATGACCAAGCCCAGTAATATGAGCAGTGAGAGTGTAGAGCGTATTTTGCGATTGGCACAACTGCTCAAATAAATTTATAAATTTTTACATAGATATAAATAGTATTAAGATTTAAAAACAACTTAAACAGGCAACTTAAACAGGCAACTTATTAAAATGATACCATATACATATCTCATCAGATGGACCCAGCTAAACATTAGTTACTACGGCGTTAGATACGCTCAAGATTGCGACCCAGGTGATCTTTGGAATCCATACAAAACCTCATCCAAATACGTAGCAGAATTTATTGCTCGATACGGCGAGCCTGACGTTATCCAGGTGCGTAAAACATTTACGGACGTTTCTGTTGCTCAAAACTGGGAGCATCGTGTATTGAAACGGGCAAGGGCAGTTAGTAGTGATAAATGGTTGAACAGAACGGATAACAAGTCTATTGCTCCGCTATATGGAGTAGACCATCCGCACTACGGTAAAAAAGGTGAAGCTCATCATTCCTACGGTAAACCAAATACAGGAGCCTCAAAGGCACAAACGCAAAAGTGGGCTAATTTTGTTGGTCAGCATCCTTGGAGTGATCCAGAATTTATATCTCGTAATGTAGCAAGCAAAAGTGGTGATAATCATCATATGAAAAAAGCAGATGTAGCAGAGAAAATATCTGGTAAAAATAACTGGATATACCAAAAGCCTGGTGCGTTAGAAGCAAGAAGCAAACAGTTTATAGAAATGAACAAGGCTCGCAAAGGCACGCACTACCGTAGGGTAGACTGTAAGTATTGTGGCAAAGATTACTCCTCTGTACAAATCAACCAGCACGAAAAGAGATGCGAAACGAATTTAGCCAGATTAGTAGCAAACACGAAACAATGTCGTGTATAATAGCATTGTAGTAAGGCAACATTTAAGACAACTTAACTTAAATCATATTAAATCAACTTAGAGAGAAAATACAAAATGGCCAGCTTAGCAGAAATCAGAGCAAGACTCCAAGCAGCAGAATCAAACAAAGGTGGACAATCATCCGGTGGTGGCGATAATGCAATTTATCCGCACTGGAATATGGAAGAAGGTAGTTCCGCACTCCTGCGTTTTCTTCCAGACGCAAACTCCAAAAACACATTTTTCTGGGTCGAACGAGCAATGATTCGTTTGCCGTTCAATGGCATCAAAGGAGAGATGGATTCTAAACAGGTACAAGTACAAGTACCATGCGTAGAAATGTGGGGCGAGGCATGCCCAATTCTAGCCGAAGTACGCGGCTGGTTCAAAGACAAGAGTCTTGAAGAAATGGGTCGCAAGTACTGGAAGAAGCGTAGCTACGTGTTCCAGGGCTTTGTGCGTGAGAATCCCATTACCGAAGACCGCACACCAGAAAATCCAATTCGT